TACACTTGATGGCTTAGATACTGAAGTATCAACAGCAATGACTAAAGGTCAAGTATTAGCTATGGAGTACCTGGGCAAAATAATGCCATTCGTGTTGGTAATTGAAGGTCGTAAAATGACCGATTCTGATTCCCTTCGCGATTTGCATACAGATACTAAATATCGTACTTCCATAGGCCTATGCTCTACGCTCAGTAACGGTTCTGCTTCCATTGGGTTGATATTAGGCCAGATTGCAGCTTTGCCGGTACAACGCAAAATATCGCGTGTAAAGAATGGATCATTGCCTATCGACACAGCCTACTTGACGGATGGTAAAGCTATCAAAGAACGCGAAGATTTAGGTACTATTCACGACAAAGGTTATATCGTGTTCCGTCAGTTCCCTAACCGTTCAGGTTACTACTTTAATGGAGACTTCACAGCTACTTCGCAGACTGATGACCTGAATACAATTGCACGTATCAGAACCATTGATAAAGCATTGAAAATAGCTTATAACACCTACGTGGAAGAGCTTGACGATGATGTAGAGGTAAATGACGATGGTACGCTGAACGCTGCTGTAGCTGCTTACCTGAAGCAAAAGATTGAAACCCAAGTGAACAGTTCAATGGCCGGTGAAATATCCAACTTCAGTGCGCAAATTGATACTACGGTTGATGTTCTTTCCGGAGCTGCTCAAAAAATCTATCTGAACATCACTCCTAAGGGTTATTTGAATCCGATTGAAGTGGTATTGAGTTTTGTAAACCAATAATAAATATAAAATTATGGCATTTAGTTGGTCAGAATACCGCTGTTTTATGGGCGGTCGGTTTGTAACCGGTATTCGTGGGTTTAAGTATAAAGCTGAACGCGAAATCGAAGCTATCTACGCTGAAGGTGATGAGCCGGCGGATGTTGGTTACGGTAATAGAAAATACACCAGTGAACTTAAGTTCCTTCAGAGTGAATTGGAGGCTATTATATCATCTGGTGGAGGTGATGCATTCTCAATACCACCATTTACTGTTGTTCATAGTTACATTCCAAAAAATAGCGTCGGAGCTAAAATAGTAACCGATATTCTTGAAGGTGTTCAATTTATGGAAATTGAAAAAGCGATGGAACAGGGTGCTAAATTTATGGAGTCAACCACTCCTATGTTTGTAAAGAAAATTAAGTATAACACAACATCACCTTATTAATCATGGGAAAAGAAAAAACAACCCTTGTGGGCGAAGTTACGCCTGAACAAATTGAACAGTGGAAAGCCAAATACGGCAAAGTATATGGTGTTATCGTAGATGGTCATATCGCTTATATTCGCAAAATTGACCGCCAGACTACCAGTTATGCACTCAGTCAAATGTCGTTTAAAATGTCGAAAGGCGAAAATGACGGTAGCGATATCGAAATGAATATGGGTAAACTGATGAAAACCGGTGAAGCTGTATTGACAAACTGCATGATTGGTGGTTCTGAAGAAATTAAAAAAGACGAAGTACTTTGGTTCAATGCCTGTGTGAAAGCTGGCGAATTGATAGAATTCAAGGAGACTGAGCTAAAAAACTTTTAAGCGAGGCTGAACAGTGGGGTGAGAATGATTGGGTCGGCTTAATGTCGACCCAATTGGAATATTACCTTGGCTATGATGTCTCGCACCTTACCGATGAAGAATGGGCGATGAAAGTTGCCCACTTAGATAATATCCGAAAACGAGAAGCTGAAGAAAATAAGCAATAATGGGACCAGGTGTTGAATACATATTACGAGCGCGCGATTTATTGAGCGGTGTTTTGAAGAATGCTTCGAAAGCTGCTGAAAATGTATCAAAAAGCGTCGACGGTGTAGGTAAGTCAACTGAAAAGGCAATGTCTCAGGCTGAAAAGAGTGTTAGCCGTGCCTCCCAGTCGTGGAAAAATTATATGGACAATGTTCGACAATCGAACACTGAAACCAATAATCTAGCCAGTGGAATTGGGCGTATAGTGGGTACACTTGCAGTTCTTCAGGGCATTAAGAGCATTGTACAAATGGGGGCTGATCTGGAGCAATCTAAAATCAGTTTTGATGTACTGTTAGGAAGTGCCGAAAAAGCCCGGATAATGCTAGCGGGTATTAATAAGTTTGCCAACGATACACCTTACGAAAACAAAGGGCTGATTGATAATGCGAAGATGATGCTTTCGTTTGGTACGTCGGCAGAAAAGATATTGCCAAACCTGAAAATGTTGGGTGATATCGCAATGGGTGATGCCAACAAAATGAGTTCTTTGACACTTGCTTTCTCTCAAATGTCCAGTGCTGGAAAATTACAAGGCCAGGATTTATTGCAAATGATAAATGCCGGCTTTAATCCGCTTCAGGAACTGCAAAAGATGACCGGTAAAAGTATGGGAACCCTGCGTGCTGAAATGGAAAAAGGAAAGATATCTGCTTCCATGATTGAAGGTGCATTCCAACATGCAACGAGCAAAGGCGGGCTTTTCTTTGGCATGATGGATAAAATGAGCCAAACGGCTTCAGGTAAGTTTTCAACATTAGTGGGCACATTAAGGCAGACCGGTGCCGAAATAGGATTAAAACTATTGCCTTATGCCAATGACTTGATGAACTTCCTTATGCCAATGGTAGATTGGATTGCTCAGAACTCCGACATGCTACTACAACTTACGGGCGTTGCTTTGGGCGCATTTGCAGCATTTCAATTAATCACATGGGGTATTAAGCTTTGGACAATTGCTCAAGCAATTTTGAACGGTACAATGTTGCTAAACCCTATTGGTCTAGTCATTGCCGGCATAGCTGCTTTGATTGCAATTTTAGTCATTGCCTGGAATAAATTTGACTGGTTTAGAGGTATTGTTTTTGGCCTTTGGGATTCATTCAAACTGTTTGTCAACTTCCTGAAAGATGCCGTAATGAATACGGTGCATGGATTAGTTGATATGTTTGTAGGTCTGGGTAAAGTTATTGATGGAATTTTTTCGCGTGACTGGGGTAAAATTAAGGAAGGTGCAAAACAAGTTGGGTCTGGATATGTAAACAGTTTTGCCGGTGGAGGTATTGTAAAAGCTGCTATTGATAACGGTTCAAAAGCGGGTGAAACATGGGCAAAAGGATACAATAAAGGTATAAATAGCTTTGCTAAAAGTCAAACTGATAAAAAGAGTGGGTTAAATGCCGGATCACTTACCGGAAGTTTAGCCGGTGGCGGAAATAGTAGCATTAATCCAGACGAAAAGGTAAAAAGTATTGCTGGTGGCGGAAGTAAGCCAACAAACATAACTATCAATGTAAATAAGGAGATGATTGGTCAAATAACGATTCATCCACTTACAATGAGTCAGGGAGCTACTGAAGTGAAAGATTTAGTTATGCAAGCATTAGCTCAGGTATTGAATAGTGCTAACAAAATGGCTACAGAATAATGGAAAATAAGAACTATCAATTCAATGAATTTGACCTGAAAGATATCTTCAAAAGTGTTTGGGGATATGCTGCACCTCCATTTTTATTTAGCCTCCAAAATACAGTTGAGAAAAAGTTATTTGGAAGTAGTTCGGAGTCTTCGGATTATTCCTTCGCAACGCCTTCGGAGCGTCGCGAATACAATATTAAAGGTTCTCCTTTTTATGGAATGAATAGCAATGGCAATGAAGTGTTTTTGCCAATATGGCTAATTAAAGCCGATGGAACAATGTTTATGCTTCAAAATACTGTATCGTCCATTGCAAGTAAAAAAACGATTGTTGAAACTCCCCTTGTTAATCAACAGGGTTCTGTTAAAGAAGAAATTTCAATGAATGATTGGGACTTGAATGTAAAAGGTATCATAGTTTCATCAGATGGTGATTATCCTGATCAACTTGTTTTCGATCTGAAAGAATTATATAAATCCGGTGAATCATTGGATATTGAAAATGCAAGGACATCCCTTTTATTTGAAGATAACGAAAAAGTAGTTATTCGTAACCTAAAGTTTCCTGAATTGAAAGGTATGAAAAATGTGCAAGCTTTTGAGATGGATATAACTAGTGATATTGCATTTAAACTGATAATTGAATAATGTACGTCAAACTTCGTGGACATATTGAAATAAACCGTAAGGATGGCAAAAAGCTTTCGTTCGATGCATTCCACTCTGTAGACATTGAGCTTGACATGTTCAAAATCAATCAGTCGTGTAAAATACAAATACCAACATCGGCCCGATTAGATTACAAAGATAAAAAGGTTGGTGAAAGTGTTCAAACAGCCTCTCAGTTTTCGCGTGGCGATAAGATAAGTGTTTGGCTAGGCTATGATGCTGATCTACGTTTAGAGTTCGAAGGTTTTATTTACCGTCTTAATTACAAATCGCCACTTGAATTAGAATGCGAAGGTTACGAATATCAATTGCGAAGCCACTGCGAAACTAAAACATGGGCTAAAACAACGATGTTGGATGTTTTAAAATATCTGATCAGTGGAACGGATATCGTGTTGAGTGATCATGTTCCGGATGTGAGTTTTACCAAGTTCATTATTCCGGCGAATATGACAAAGCTTGAGGCACTTCAATTGATTAAGGAGAAATATGGCATGACTATATTTTTCATGGGTAAAACCCTTTATGCTGGTTTAGCTTATGTGCTCGATCGCGGAACGGTTAAGTACAAACTTGGTTACAATACCCTTAATTCAGATGATTTGAAGTTTAGAAGTGCTGACGATGTAAGCCTTAAAATTAAGGCTGTATGGATAAAGCCTAATAATACAAAGGTTGAAGCTGAGGTCGGTGATAAAGAAGGTAGCCAACGGACATTATTTTTCTATGATGTATCAAGCGTTACCGAACTTAAAAAACTGGCTACTGAAGAAATAAAGAAGTATAAGTATTCAGGCTATGAAGGTAAGATAAAAACATTTTTGCAGCCATTTGCACAACCAGGTATGAAAGGAAAATTAAGTGATCCAAAGTACCAGGAACGTGATGGAACTTATTACATAACCAAAACAGCTGTAAAGGCCGATAAAGGTGGTGGGCGTAGAACGGTTGAATTCACAGTGAAGTTATGACAGAGGCACAAATACTTGAGAACCTTCGTAGAATTGGAAGTGGTAACGAAAAAACGTTCCTGGCATTGGTAGAAAAAAACTATCCGGACAAAGATTACATTGATGTAAAAGATTTATCCGGGACACTTTACCCCGAAGTTCGCAAACGTGCTGCTATTGGTGAAGGTGATATGGCTAAAAAGGGAATTGTAATTACACCGGTTACAGGATCATCCGTAATTATTAGTCGTATTGGAGCTAGTGATGAACTATTTGTGGAGATGTTTTCCGAAGTTGAAAGCATTGTTTTTGATGGTGGAGTAAATGGCGGATTAGCTATTACTCCAAAATTAGTCCAGGAACTAAATAAAAATAATGAATTGCTACAAGCCATTATAACGGTTATTTCGGGCACACCAATACCGGAACCCGGTAACGGTTCTCCCAGTGCACTTCAAACTGCGCTCAAAGGAGCAATATCAGGTAAAAAAATAGGTGATTTCTCGGAAATTGAAAATTCAAAATTCAAACACTAATGGGAAAAGAGAAAGGAATATTATTAGATGATAATCTTGAATTGGTTATTTCGCCAGTTCGTGATTCGAATGGTTTAATCACATCCGGACTAGTTGTGGGTGATGTCACAAAACAGAACCAACGAACAATTTTATTATCCGAAAAAAGTGAAATAAAAGAAGCTCCAACATTAGGGGTCGGAATTGCGTCGTTCCTGGACGATGATAACCCTTCGGAATTACTTCGCGAAATTCGCTACAATCTTCGTGAAGATGGTCAAACGGTTCGCGCTTGTGGATTTTCAGATGGTAAACTTATAATTGATGCAGTGTATGAAAGTTAGAGATAATCAATCCCTATTCGACATATCCTGTCAATCCCTTGGTTCAGCTGAGGCAGCTATTCAAATAGCTCTGCTAAACGGTTTTTCTGTGACGGATGACAGGAAGGTGGGTGATGAATTTGAACTGCCTGATGTAGTCAATAATTCAATAGCAACTTATTACGTCAACAAAGGCTTAATGCCTGCGACCGGCATAACAGATGCTGAAGTGGCGACTCTTGGAGGATTAGGTTTTATGGCATTGGGAATAGATTTTATAATTAGTTAGACAAAATTATGGCACGTACAGTACTCGAAATAAAAGCAAGCATGACAACGCAGTTCATGTCATCCACCACATTGTCCGGATGGTATGGATTTACGGTTGGGACTTCATTTGATGATACATTTTCAAAGGTATCTTTAGAAAGCATTATTTTCTACATCATTGCTGTAGCACACTTTAGCCTGGAGACTCTTTTTGATGCACTAAAGGTGTATGTAAACGCACTGTTGGCGGCTTTAAAACCGCATACGGCACGGTGGTATAGAGACATGACCCTTAGCTTTATGCTTGATATGACCCTTGTACAAGATGAGGACTACTATGATACTTCAGCAATGTCTGATAGCGAAATTACAGCGGCCAAAGTGGTGAAATATGCAGCGGCCAAAGAAGCAACCGACAGTTCTTTTCTGACTATAAAAATAGCCGGCGAAACCGGTGGTGTTCGGTCTAAGTTGTCGGATGCCGTAGCTATTCAGGTAGCAGCCTATATTCAGGAGTTCAAAGATATGGGCGTGAAAATAAATCTAGTAAATCAAGATGCTGACATTTTCAACTGCGAGTTGGACATTTACTATGACCCCATTCTTTTGCCCGATATGGTAAAAGATAGTGTAAGCGCAGCTTTGACTTCATACATTCAAAACCTAACGTTCAATGGCGAATATACCAACCAGTCGCTTGTGGACGCACTGCAAAAAATGGATGGTGTGCGCATAGCTGAGCTTAAGTGGGCAAAGAGCCGGGATGTGAATAGTACGGTTTTCGATACAATTAACGCTAAGAAAACACCCATATCCGGCTATTTCGCTCCAGGAACAATAACCATTAATATGATAGCCGATGTCAGCGTATGATGTGAATTACAAAAAGCTTGTAGTGCTATTACTGCCTACTTTCTTGCGCAAAAATGCACTGATTGACTTTGTCTACTCGACTGTGTCGCCTGTTGCTGCTTTGCACCAACAATTCAAAACGTTTATGGCTGAAACAAAATACAAGTTGTCGCACAATGGGCAGCATTGCCATTTGCGCGGGATGCTGAATGATGCTTTCGACAAAACACAACGAAGAATTACACTATCTGATATAGCCGGAACACATGAACCTTTTTTACTTTACCAGCGATCAGAAAATAAATCAAAGAGGATTTATAGGCGAGATCAGAATAAAGAATTGATTCTTAATCGTCGTGGCTTTGGTGGTACTGACGGCTTTGACTTTGTGATAAACATACCAAATGAGCTCAGTCTTAATGCTGATGATGTTACACGCCTGAAGGCTCTAACAGATGCTTATAAGCTAGTTTCAAAACGCTATCAAATAATTTATGTATAATGAATAGAGGTAATTTTTTAGGACAATCCAACCGTGATTTCCCTGTCGACTGCGAAACGCTTGACTTTCTCCAGGCTAACCAAGAACTGCTTGCTGTGCTTGGCCAAATTGGAGGTGATAAAGCCATTCTTTCGGGATGTGTAAAAACAGGTACTACCGTTACACCCGGTTATATATTTTTGAAAACGGCGCAATATACCGAAGGTGAAGTGCTGAAGTTCGATGGAGGAACTATCGACTCAGTGACTACGACGATTTATGTCAGCGAAACGGCTACAGCTGTTACTGCACAGGGTTACACCTATCCACAAGCTTATTACAGTCGTTCGCTTAAAGCCGGATTAGGTACAGAGCAATTTCTTTGGGCTGACTTTAGTCGTGTAGAAACTAATGCTGCTTTAAAATTACGTGTACAAACTTTAGAGGGTGAAGTGGCTGCATTAGCTCCAACTCCGATAGGCATACCACATCCATGGACTGGATATATTTCAAAGATTCCGGCCAATATGGTTTTGTACGATGGTAGAGCTTTAAATATTGCAGAATATCCCGAAGCATATAATGTGTGGGGAACAATGCATAACACGCAAAATGGACGTACAACGCCAGCCGGTCAATTTCGTATACCCGATTTATCCGGTGCTTTTTTACCTGGCTATTCTGCTTCGGATGATGATTATAATGAAGTTGGAAAACCGGGTGGTGGGAAAATGCATAAACTGACAATCGAAGAAATGCCTGCCCACAGTTTTAAAATTGCAGTCAATGGGTCTACAAATGGGGGTGGTAGTAACTTCTTGGAAGGTCACCCTGACCGATATCTGTCGAGACTCCATACAAATAATCCTGACGGTAATAATGATTATGAATTATGTGGATTAGATACAGGAACACCAACACTTGGGAAAACAAATACAGTCGGAGGAGATCAACCGTTTGATAAACGCCCGCCATTTTTCACAGTAGCCTATATTGGCAGAATTAAATAATAAATATACAGCTATGGCATTAAGAACATTAGAAGCATTAAAGTCCTATTTCTTTGAACACGCATATCCAACGTGGCAGCAATTTCATGATGTATTGGATAGCTTTCGGCACAAAGATGATAAGATACCCATTAACGATGTGGATGGATTAGCTGACCAATTGAATGGAAAATTATCCTCAGCCCAAATTGAAACTGAAGCGCAGTTGCGTGCCGATGCCGATAACGCTTTGCAAACTAATATTGACAAGAAGGCAAACAACACTGACCTGACAACTGAAGTACAAGCCCGCACAGATGCTGATTCCATGTTACAAACTAATATTGACGATAAAGCGAGCTTGGAGGACTTGAATACAGAGAAACAAGCCCGGCAAGATGCCGATAGCGTTGTAATGGGAAAAGTCACTGACGAAACTAATGCCCGAATTGCAGCTGATGCAACCCTTCAGGCGGCGATAGATGACGCCCGGGCAATTGCCGAAGGTCGAAGCCGGGCGCGGGTATTCGACACGGTAGATGTGATGAATGCCTGGTTGGCAGTTGCCGGTAATACCGCGACACTAAATGTCGGTGACAACCTGTTGATCCGGGCAATCAACGTTTCTGATTACTGGTGGGATGGGGATGTTGCACAAAAGCTTGAAACACAGAAAGTCGATTTGTCAACATACGTGCAAAACACACGTAAGGTTAACGGAAAAGAACTTTCAGCAGATGTGATGCTGACCGCCGATGATATTGCCGAAACCAGTAGCCGGATTTGGTTTACGGGGGCTCTGAAATCCGCCTATGATGGTGTTGTCAGTTGGATTTCGACGAATGGAGCAAACCTGGTTGCTCATTTGACAAATGCAAATAATCCACATTCTATAACGGCTACTCAGGTTGGGTTAGGCAGTGTGAATAACACGGCTGACATGGATAAGCCTATTTCTACGGCTGTTCAAAATGCGCTAAATAATATCAGCGGTATAGGTGGAGCAAGTTACATTTATGTGGCCGGAAAAGGAACGGCGACAGCCAATGCCACCGAATTACAAGCCGCTTATGATAAGGCCAAAACAATGACCCCTTACGGATTGGCTATTTCAGTAACCAATAGAGTTACGATTGTGGTTGGTGCTGGAAATTATACTTTTGGTACTCCCTTTACAGTAAATACTAATTACATTGATATAGTGTCATTGACAGGTAGACCAGATGTTTTTTTGAATGGGATAACAGTGTCTGATAAAAACGTATTGCTTCGAGGTATAAACTGTGGTAGTAGTGCATTTACCGTTTTGGGTAATACGACTGCAATTAATATAGCGACTTTCGAATATTGTGTAGGTGGTGATAACTCTTTTGGGTATGGTGTTTCGGCACCCTATACATATGTCAACTGTACGGCTGGGATAAATTCTTTTGGTGGAGGTATGGCTGGAGGTGTAGCAAATGGTAAATATACGAATTGTACAGCTGTAAGCAGTTCTTTCGGATACACAAATGCATCTGGTGTATTTAATAATTGTATATCTGGAAACGGCTCGTTTGGTTATATATCAGCATCAGGGACATTTACGAATTGTACAGCAGGAGATATGTCTTTTGGATACGGGAGTGTAGCGTCTGGTATATTTACAAATTGTACAGCTGGAAGCGGTTCTTTCGGATATATGGGTGCTTCAGGTACATTTAGTTACTGCACCTCTATCGGTAACGGCTATGCCTTTGGAGGCACGACTTTGATTTCGGCAACTGCGCGCTTGTTTTATTGCAGACTTTCCGGAGCTGCTACAACTTTTAAAACCCCAGCATCTGGTGGTCGACTTATATTGTGTATAGATGGGAATAACAACGTAGTAACCATATAAAAAAACAATAAATGAAATATTTACAATCAACAGTTGAGGGCGTGTGGAAATCGCTTGATGAAACAGAAATAACTGATAATGACATTAGTCTGGCGAATGCGACTTATGAAGAAAATAAGCCTAAACTGACAAGCGAGGATAGCTGTCAATTAATTGGCGTAGATGTATCAATAGATACTGATTCGGTGATTAGTGGAATAATCAATTGTCTGGTAAACAGCGAGCATAAACAAATCAGATTTTAAAGAAATAAATCAGCGGAGGTGTAAAAAGCCTCCGTCTCCACATTAGCAGTTTCTCAGGCGAACTAATGTGACAAAGGTGCATACACACCACGACGAAGACTTAAATGTCTTTGAAGTTGGTGTGTATGCACCTTTTTATATTTGCCTGAGAAGCGTCACAAAAGTAAGTATTAGTTTTTAAATAGAAAATAGAAAAGAATGAAAAATTTCAATCAAGCCCCGCTGCCGTTCCAGGGTCAAAAGAGACGGTTTTTGTCAGAGTTTAAAGAAGCTTTAAAGGGCTTTAAAGATGCAACCATGTTCGTAGACTTATTCGGTGGTAGCGGTCTGCTCAGTCACACGGTGAAGCAATTGTATCCAGGTGCAACGGTTATTTACAATGATTTTGACGACTATCACCTACGGTTGGCAAACATTGAGCGTACCAACGCACTGTTGGCTCAGTTTCGCGTTATTCTACAGGATGAGTTACCTGATAAGGTAATCAGTAGAGATAGCAAAGCGGCCATCTTAAAGGCCATACAGGCGGAGGAAAAGCAAACCGGGTATATTGATTATATCACTATCTCATCAAGCCTGTTGTTCTCAATGAACTACGCCACAAATTACGATGATATGGCCAAACAAACCATGTACAACTGTGTGAGAAAGAATGATTATGAAGATGCCAGGGGCTACATTCAGGGCGTAGAGATTGTAAAACAAGATTACCGTGAACTGTTTGAACGGTATAAACACATCACTGGTGTGGTGTTCCTGGTCGATCCGCCGTACCTGAGCACTGATTGTACTACCTATTCAAGTTACTGGCGGTTGGGTAATTACTTGGATGTGCTTACGGTTCTGAAGGGAACGAGTTACTTTTACTTTACGTCAAATAAAAGTAGTATATTGGAGTTTACATACTGGGTGGAGCGTAATTTAGGGGCTGAGAATCCGTTTACCGGTGCAACTAAGAAAGAAGTGGATTCCCGCGTGAATAAGGTTGGTACTTACACTGATATAATGCTGTATAAGCGGGTTTAAATGGTGTTTAAATAGTAATAAAAAAGGTGAGCATATCTGTTCACCTTTTTATGCAATTATGAAGTGAACTTGCTAGTGAGCTAAATATATAACATCCCATTACGAAAACAAATATAATTGCTACAGCAGAAAAGAAAAAACGTCGAAATAATCTATTGTGTTCGATATTGTGCATAAAAGAAGCAAATATGCCTAAAAAGAAATCCTTCATAATGTGTTTTATTAAATTTTACGTATGCAAATATAATAAAAGATAGTTATATTACAGTCGTTAGTCGAAAAAAAAACATTGTGATTCTGGAGTTCGAATCAATCAGATTTAAGGATTTGTAAATTAATGTGTTGTGTAAAATATATTTAGTTGTATATTTGTAACATAATTCAATCAGGTGTCAAGATATTTATAAACCTAAAATAAATTGACATGAAAATAGAAATATCTATTGAGTTCGTCCAAGCAATAATTACACTTATCAAGTGGATTGTTGTAATGGTAGCAGTATTAAGCATAGCTTAATCTTACTCGCTAGGGGAATTGGTTTTAGCTCCATACACTGGATAAAGTTACCCCTAGATGAGAACACTTAGTAACTGTTCCACCTGATTGAATTATTTCTTAACAAGAAAAGGCAGCTGTATATTAGCTGCCTTTTCTGTTAGAAGTTTTTTAATGTTATAGTCCATTTTTCATATAGATCACGTGAGAATAGAAATCTCTTTTCACCAATTCTCAGAAAGCTAGTCCCTTTATTTGTGATAATTTTATCATCTTCATTTTTATTTATAAACTTTTTCCAAAAAGGGAATAGGTCTAAGAACTTTCCGGAAGTACTATCGAATTGATATTGGGGTGTACCCTTTATTTCAAGCGAAGGGTTGCTTCCTACCATTTTTACATTAAAGAGAATAGTCATAACATTTGTTGTGTCAGCAACATTCTTATAATTGAAAAAATAGTGTGAGCCCCTAATTGATATGCTCTCGCTACTGTATTTAAACGCTCTTTTTGCATTCAAAGCAATACTGTCAGAAAGTTGTCTAGCCTCTTTTAAGTTGTCTGTAGTAAACTTTAAAGAGGTTTGTGCGCTACAGATTAATGATACCGCAATTAGTAAGGTGGTAAGTGTAGTTTTCATTGTTATATAATTAAATTCAAGGCAAAGTTATAACAATAAATTGATTAAGCAATAGCAAAAGAATCGAAAAATTAACGGTTACGTCTATACCCAGTCTATGGCTAATTTTAGCCGATTATACCCCATTCTACACAAAAAAACAACAATATACTGTTAAATCAAAATTCATTCATCGGACTAAAATTCCAAATGTATAATTATAAAACCAAATGTTCTGATTAGATTTGCACTTTGGTTTTATAAACGATTACGTTTGAAATTTTGGAAAATAATCCGGTGCTTTTGCGTCGTGTATTGAATAATATGGTCAAAAATGCGCTCGAAGCAAGCGCCGACGGACAAACCGTAACGTTGGCAGTGAACAAAACAGATCAGAAATTAAAATTTTCCGTTCATAACTCAAAGTTTATCACACGTGATATTGAGATGCAGGTATTTATGCGCACTTTCTCTACCAAAGGGCCTCAACGTGGCCTGGGAACGTATAGCATGAAGATTTTAGGGGAACAATCTCTTGGCGGAACTGTGAACTTTACAACATCCGAAGCCGAAGGAACTACCTTTTATATTATTCTTTAAAAAGCCACCGGTTCGAAAAAGAATAGAACGCAAATTACGTGGGTTCGATATAATAAGTGAGTGGAAATCACTTATTAATAGTTGTAAAGCAATTAGAACGGTTGCATGTCCTGACTTTGGGGTCGGTCCGCTGCACCTTTATAACTTTATTTTATAATACCCTACAAATAGTGCGGTGCTCTGCACCTCCAACCTAGGTGCAGAGCACCGTACTATTTGTAGTATTCAGATCAACGCATACCCAAAAGGTGCAGCGCACCGAACCATTCGTTCTATTTCAAAAACGGAATCAGTTACATATATCGAACTCACATTAAATTACGCAAGTACCGCAAATTTTATCTGCATGTGCTTGCGTAATTTGTTTTTGGTAGAACAATGCGTTAGCACGATTCCAATAAAAAACTTGACGGAGAAATCTTTTCACCGGATAATACCTCTATTGTTTATTTCAAATGTTTCCTGAAATCAATCATCCCTTTGAACTGACGATCAATGGTAGAAAGTGATGTTGCATGTATCGATTTCACTCTCGATGGAGCAGACACTTTAAATGCACCCCCGGAAATATGACTGATAGCTTGGGCTAAACTTGCATCAGTTATATCGCCCCAAGGCAACCAAAAAGAGTCGTTGGCTAATACTCCGGAGTATTTAGCAGTTCCGGGAGTCATTCCGGCATAATAACCTCCTTCGTTGTTTGCATTGACCATTTCGAACGAAACAGCATACAAATCATACCCTTCTTTAGTCGTTGTTTGCGTGTCGGTATATCCTATTGGCGTTGACCAGAAACCACAGGGTTTACCATAAGTGGTTTGACCTATCAGAAATAAATTTCCGGTATA